ATGGAACCAGAAGCAGAAGTCGAAGTAGACAGCACTGCTATGGAACAAGTACCAATGGCTCATCTTTCTGATGACGACGAAGATATTGTTGTTGTAGATCTTGACGACATTATTGCTGCCGCCGAATCTGAAGAAGGCGAAGAAGAAGCAGTTGAACTTGACCGTGAAGAGGTTGCTGACGAAGTCGGTCTTCCCCTCGACGACGAAATGCCTGCTAACCGTGATGACGAAGAACTTGAACTTAATGAAAATGAACTCGTAGATATGTTCAAGGAAATGCTTAGGGTCGATATCCCACAAGTAGAGCTTGACCGTGCTGAAGAAAGTCTTACCCCAGACCAAGTTGAGCAGGATGAGGACCCAGAAGTAATAGAAGCAGTTGATACTGACGGAATGGATAAGGAAGATGCAGAAGATCTCATCCGTTCCGAAGAACAAAACGAAAGCCTTCAGAAGGAAAATGCTGAACTCAAGCAACTTCTAGGGCAAGTAAAAGAAAAATTAGAAGAAATAAACTTGCAAAACGCAAGATTATTATATGCGAACCGTGTGCTTGGAGATTCCTCCTTGAATGAGCAGCAAAAAGCTAAAGTTGCTGAGCTAGTTTCCGCAGCACGTTCGGTAGAAGAAGCGAAGATGGTCTATGAGACTCTTCAAAAGACAATGGCGGGTATTCAAAGCAATGCTCCACAATCGTTGTCTGAAGCTGTAACTAAGAGATCATCTGTGATTCTTAGTGGGAATCGTAAAGAGGAACACACTGCCGAAAAGAGTCCAACATACAATCGTTGGGCGACGCTCGCAGGAACAAAGACAAAATAACTTAAAAGGAGAAAAAAATGTCTGTACTTAACACACTCACCGAAGGCATCAGAGCACGCTCTCTTGCTAATGAAGGTGAAGCTCTTCTTGAGAAGTGGGAAAAGACAGGTCTTCTAGAGGGTCTTGACGACGGTGGTCGTTCAAACATGGCTCGTCTTCTAGAAAACCAGGCTGCTCAGCTTCTTAAAGAACAATCCACAATGGCTGCCGGCGATGTCGAAGGTTTTGCCGCTGTTGCGTTCCCAATCGTTCGCCGTGTATTCGGTCAGCTATTGGCACAGGATCTTGTATCCGTTCAACCAATGAGCCTTCCATCAGGTCTCATTTTCTTCCTAGACTTCACCTTCTCTGGTGATTCTGGCATGAAAGATAGTGCTTTCCGTCTAGGTCAGGGTGCTGGCACATCCGTCTATGGCGGCGGTGTCGTTGCTTCTCAGCTTACAGGTGGTGTTGATCTTGCTAATAACAACGGTCAGCTTTCTGCTTACAGCTTGAACAACGGTTTTGCTAGCCCAACAGGTTCTCAAACAGAAGCACCAGTAATCATTGCTTCTGGTACCTTCGGCGACACTGACACCTCACCAGGTGGTGAATACTTCAGCGTACTACGTGCTGATCCAGTTTTCGTATCTGGTACAACACAGTATCTTGTTGCAACCGTCGGCACCCCAAGTGACCTTAACAAGGATGATCTAGTATCCTTGACCGTTTCTGGTTCTGGTATCGCTGGTGGTATTCTTGGTGCTGGTAGCTTCCAGGTTCGCCGCTTGACAGCTTACTCTGGTTCTACAGAAGCTACACTAAACCTTGTTTTCGCTGGTACTGAAACCTCTGACGCCTTGAGTAGCTCCGTTGGTGATATTACAACACAAACCTACGCTATGGAAGACAACTTCAACAATGGTGGTGCTATCGGCTCCGTCGTCGGTGCTTCTGAGTGGGGTCTTGAAGCTAACACCAACATCCCAGAAATCGACATCAAGGTTGATTCCGTTGCTGTAACAGCTTTGACCAAGAAGCTCAAGGCTAAGTGGTCCCCAGAGCTAGCTCAAGACTTGAATGCTTACCACAACCTCGACGCTGAAGTCGAATTGACAAGCATCCTTTCTGAGCAGGTCGCTCTTGAAATCGACCAAGAAATCCTTGAAGATCTCGTCAAGGGTGCTACCGCTGGTACATTGTACTGGTCACGTAGCCCAGGTAAGTTCTTGAACCGTGAAACAGGTGCTATCCTCTCCGGTACAGATTACCCAGACTTCACAGGTACTGTCTCCGAATGGTACGAAACACTTCTTGAAACAGTCAATGAAGTAAGCGCTCGTATCCACCGTAAGACACTACGTGGTGGTGCTAACTTCCTCGTATGCTCTCCAGAAGTAGCAAACATCCTCGAATTCACCAGCGGCTTCCGTGCTGCTGCTGCTGTAGATGATGCTGCTGGCTCTTGGGGCGTCAAGCAAGTTGGTTCTATTAGCCGTAAGATGGACATTCACGTCGATCCTTACTTCCCACGTAACCTACTTCTAGTAGGACGTAAGGGCAGCAGCTTCCTAGAGAGCGGCTACGTATATGCTCCTTACGTACCACTACAAGTCACACCAACCATCTTTGGGCCAGAGGACTTCGTACCTCGTAAGGGTGTCATGACCCGCTACGCCAAGAAGATGGTACGTCCTGACATGTATGGTTTGGTTGTTTGTGCAGATCTAGTATCTGACGTCGGCTAATAAACTCCCACAGGAGTGAATAAACCTGAGAGAACCCCGTCCTAGTGGCGGGGTTTTCTTATTTAGGGATAAAATAGGGAACCAAAAAACTATTTATACAATAAGCGAGGGTCAATAATGCCTACAAACCTACAACCAGCAAGTACAGTAAGTGCTGTTGTCCTACCAGCAACAGGAAATACTGATGATGTTTTAAGTTCTTTATCATACGGTATTTATAATACTACTGCATTCATTAGTGGTGCTGCTGACCAAGTAGCCTACACCTATAATAAGCTTGGCGGGAGAGTATTAGACCTAGAGATAACACCAGCTATTGTATATAATGCTTATGAAGAAGCATGTTTAGAGTATTCCTACCTAATCAATACACACCAGGCTAAGAATGTCCTTTCTGATATGCTTGGCAACACTACGGGGTCTTTTGATGAGGACGGTGAATTTACAGAGTACTCTGGTTCTGGCGGACTTACAACTAAGCCTAATCTTAAGTTCCCACGCTTTCAGCTTGGCTATGCAACTCACGTCGGTCGTGGTGTAAGTCTTCACGCTGGTGTGGGTGCCTCCCAAACAATCTACTCTGCTTCTTTTGATGTCGTGCAGGATGTGCAGGATTATGATCTACAAGAGATTATTTACAGTGCATCTTTGGAAGCCGGCTCTCCATTCACAGGTAGTGTCGGAACAAGTGCAATAACTATTCAGAAAGTATATTACAAGACACCACAAAGTACTTGGAACTTCTTTGGTGGTTACTCAATTGGTGCTGTTGGTAACCTTTCTACATACGGAATGTATGCTGACGACAGTCAGTTCCAACTAGTCCCTGCTTGGCAAAATGTTCTACAAGCTTATGCTTTTGAGGAGGACATGAATGTTCGTGCTTCTCACTATTCTTTTAGAATCAATAATAATAAGTTAAGAATCTTCCCAACTCCAAGCGGCGTCGAACCAACAAAGTTTTGGGTAGATTTTAGAGTAGCTGAAGATGCCTTCTACGAGGAGGCAGATAGAAAGTATGGTGCCGATGGTGTGAATAATATGAACACACTGCCCTTCCCAAATGTACCATACAAAAATATCAACAGTATTGGTAAACAGTGGATTCGCCGATTTGCCCTATCACTAGCAAAAGAAACACTAGGTCAGGTACGCTCCAAGCTCGCTTCAATCCCAATCCCAGGAAACGAAGTCACTCTTAATGGTCCTGCTCTAGTTTCCGAAGCAAAGGAAGAGCAAAACGCCTTAAGAGATGAACTCAAGGGCGTCTTGGATGAAATGGCTTACGGTGCTCTCGCTGAAGGAGATGCTCAGCTAATGAATAACCTTCAAGAAGTCGTTGGGAAAATCCCAATGGGCATTTATGTGGGTTAGATAAATGGCTCAAAACAGATGGACACAACCAGCAACTCCTCCACCACCGTTATTTGTTGGTAGAGCAGAAAGAGATTTTGTAAAGCAGATCAATGACGAGGTTATTGAACACGTCATCGGTCAGCAGATACTCTACTTCCCACTTGATATGAAGAGAACAAACTATAACGATCTTTATGGGGAAGCAATACAAAAAACATTCCTTCCACCAATCCGTGTTTATTCTCTAATAAACTATGATGGCTCCACAAGAACACAAGATGAGTTTGGGTTTGATAGTATTTTTAATATTACCGTGAATTTCCATAAGCGTCGCTTGTCAGAAGATCAAGACTTGTTTGTTCGCCCTGGAGATTTTATTCAGTATGACGCTCAATATTTTGAGATTACTGATGTCTTTGAAGATGCACGATACTTGTTTGGTCAAGACGTTGATTTTGCTGACGGCAGTGCCCTAGCTGTCCAAGCCACTTGCCGACAAGCACGCAAAGGTCTGTTCAATCCAGGGAAAAGAATATAGGAAATTAGACTATGCCTAAAAGAACAGAGTTAAACCAAGATTTAGACGCAAAGTATGGTTTTCGACCCTCTACCATAGAGGACATTGATAGAGCCCTTTATAACTTTGTAAATGACGATCTAAATATCTTTTGTAACACAAATGAAGGCTTCCGCAAAGTGCCCGTTCTCTTTGCTTCCCCAGAGCGTGCTTTTTCAATCAAGGACGACCCTGAACTACGCAAGAACGGTAGAACACTAGAATACCCACTTATCTCTATTGTTCGTGGCCAAATGGTTAATAACCCTTCTAACAAGGGTAAGTATGGTGTCTATATTCCGCCATATTTCGGCTTTTACAAGCGTGGTGGCTCAATCCCAATCGCTCGCCAAGTCAATCAAGAGAAATCAAGAGACCGTGCGAATGCGACGGCACAAAGAAAATATAATCAAAGCACATTCCCTTTTGACAATGAAAAGGTAGTGTATGATACACTGTATGTCCCAATGCCAACTTATGTAGAGATAACCTACGAGATTAAGATGGCCACAGAGTTTCAACAGCAGATGAACGAAATCATTGCTGCGATGATGGGAAGGTTCTCAACTCCAGTGGCCTTTAAGATTGAGCACGAAGGGAATGTCTATGAAGCCTTTGGTGACGAAACATTCTCAAACGAGAGCAATAACTCAGGACTAAACACAGACGAAAGAATGTTTAAATCTACAACAACAATCACAGTGTTGGGATATATCTTAGGAGCAGATAAGAATGAGGATGTTCCTGCTGTAATCCGCCGTGAATCCGCCGCTGAAGTTACAATTGGTAGGGAAAGAACAGTGGTGGGCGACGAGCCTGAGTTCCATGCGGGCAGAAAAGATAAATACAGATCATAACAACCTGGCGTTTGGAATACCGCCCTACTATTTATTATTGGTATTTAGTGTAAATTCTTGAATACCGTACTATACGCATAAGACCGAGGAGAATACATTTCGATGGCTGACAACTCTTCTAAAAAGTTTAAGTT